GGTTTCACTAACTCCCTTTCTGCATTCTCTCCTGAATGGAAAGCAAATGTAGGAACTGGTAAGGCAGTTCAGTGGCCAACTGGTGTTGGTTCCAAAGGTAACTCTGGTGTTGCTGCAACCATTCAAAACCAAGTAGGTGCTCTTGGTTATGTAAACTATGGTTTTGTGAAGAACGGCAAACTCCAACAACCTGCTCTTCAGAATCGTGCTGGTAACTTTGTGAAGGCATCTGCTGAGACTGCATCTGCTGGTCTTGGTGAGATTGTTCTTGATGATCAACTTCGTGGTGCTGATGCAAATCCTGCTGGTGCAAATGCATATCCTATCGTTTCTCTGACCTGGATTCTTGCATATCCTGAGTATGAGAAGAATGAAAATGTGAAAGAAGTTCTTCGTTATGCGTTGACTCCTACCCAACAGCAAAAGGCTGATGGTCTTGGTTATGTTCCTCTCCCTGAGGGACTGCGTGAGAAAGCACTCGCTGCTGTCGAAACGCTAAAGTGAAATTGAATAACTGATTCCATAATTGGGGGAAAAATTTTCCCCCAATTTTTTTGTCAAAAAAGTCGCATCAAATATTAGATTCTTTTAATTTTTGACTAATATATGCAGACGATTTTTTGTAGACATTTTTTACTTTAAAATCATCTACAAATGCAGAAAGAAATCTATCTTTCAAAACAAATATTTCTCTATTTTTCTCATTCATTTGTTGTTCATATTCAAAGTTAGTTACTTGTTTGGATACAGAACTACCGCTTTCTATTGAATATGATTCACCATTCCAATATCTAAATTGGGAATTGTAAAAGTTTTCATCTACTATCAAACCTTTTTGCAAAGCAATTACTTCCTTCCCATCAATTTTATAACCAGCTAAAACTTCAAAAGTTTCATAGTGATGAATACCAGAATAAAATTCATCTACTCCATAAAAATCTTCACCATATTTTCTTAAAGCATATTCACTAATTGGTAAATCAAACAGTGGATTGATTATATTATTTGTTAATGCAATAACCCAATCATATTCTGGTGTTTGATAAAACAATTCAGAAACAATATCTAAACGTTGGGATTCTTTTAGTGCATATTTGTTAAAATACGTAACAAAAGAAAAAACATTATCGTTAATTTTAAATCTACGAAAGAAGTTTTTTGCAACAACATAATCAGATTCTGAGAATGGATATCTGATTGGTTTTTGGTCGTATTTTATATTTGGTATGTTTTGAAAATACATTTTTAGTATCCGTTAGCGATGTCTTCGAAGAATATAATTTTAGTTTCTTGTAATGCTAAACCAATTTCAATTGCAGGAACATAACCATCATCATAAGTTACATACTGTCCATCAGGTGTATAATTCACATCCACTCCATTAATTGCAAACATTCTATGTTTAGGTAAATTTTGATTTGGTTTGCCGCCGCGCATATATCTCATTCTCACATATGCTGGAAGATTTATAAAACGACTGTTTTTATTTGCTGGAGCAGCTGCTTTTCTAAATGAGGTCGCAATTTCTTTAATTATTTTGGATTCAGTTGACGTTCTTGCTACTAATTTAAATTTCAAACTCAATTCTCTAAGAGTAGGACCTTCATACATTAATTCAACGTTTGGATTTAGTATTTTACTACTTCCACCTTGAACAATATCATTTACACTTAAATTACCACCAACTCCTGGAATTCTATTCAGAGCTTCTTTTGTCAAAGAAGCACCAAAAGATTTAAGTGCATCTAAATCAGATCCCTTCTTAATTATATCTCCAATGCCACTTGCCGCCTCGCTGAAGCTGCCCTTAGCAAGATTTGCTCCCACACCAGCAACATCCTTTCCTAAGAATCCAAAAGATTTTCCTCCCCACTGAGCACCAATTTGTGTTCCAATGTCTTGAGGCATTGCAATTATAATTGTGCTTGGTAACTGCTTCGCAGGATCAAAAATTTTTTTGATATCATCATCTCCCTCAGGAGTATAGTTTCCAGCTCCCCCAGAAGTTAGTTGTCCTGAGTTTGGTTTGTATCTCCAGAAATCAAACCAGAGATATTCTGTTGCACTATCAATTGTTAATTCTTCTGGATATCTTAACGCATCTCCTACCTGACCCGCAAATACATCAAATTTTCTATCTGTAGATGGCAAAGAAACTGCATCTCTTATATTATCTGGTTGATTAGTTAATGGTTTCTTTGTGACAGGATCAACTTCTACTCCGCTCATGTAAGTAGGTAATATCGAACTAGTTGGTGCTCCTGGGTTGGATCCTCCAGGAAGACCAGCTACATTTCCTTTCTTTTCGAAACCATTTCCATCATCAAAGTAAAGATCCTCATTGTTATCTATGTAGTATTGACCTCTTGCCATTATCTTGCCATCTCCTTAGATTTATTTGTCCCATAACCAGAAATAGCCCTTCTAGATTTTATTTTATCGTAGAAGTTTTCGTTAACATCTTCCCAAACAATTCTTTTTTCGACTGGGAATGACATACCATTAATATCTTTCACGAAATCTTCAGTAGGTAACAAGATAGAAGTATCCCATTCCGCAGAAGCAAGATCAATATATAGTCCTTCAACATGAGTGCTAATATATTTATGGAAACATGCCTTAGGCATGTCAATTATGCCACCTATCAATTTTTTAGTAGCAATTATACGTTTTTTGGGTGACAAGTAATGCAAGTTAGCACCCCAAAATTCATTTTTATTAGACTTGATAACATAAACAAGGGGAAATCTGTCATAGTAAGGCAACCATTTCATTTTTGCCTTATATTCAAACATATACAAATGACCTGATACAGTATAACGACGCAATTGATTTGCATCTTCTTCTGTAGATCCTCCTGCACGGTCACGTTTTTCATCTCTGATATACTTATCAAAGTTTTTCTTGTATGTGCTTGCTTCTGCTTTTACAGCAGATCTATACCAACTAAGAGATTTTTTTTCTCCCCCAGTTTTTGCTGAGACACGTTCAAAAAGTGTTTTATATCCAGGGTTTTTGTTGACTGTGTTACGCTGGATAGAAGCGAAACCTGTTGCCATTTTAGACTCCTAAGTGATCTTCGGTAAGTATTAAGAAGTTCATCTGCCTGTCTTCACAATACTCACGCGCAGCGGACCACTTAGCTTGGTTCTTTGCAAATGTTAATATCGCATTACGATAGGCAGCAGTTCTTTTATTTTTGTCATTCGGTGGGTTTGTTTGTTTCTTGGGTTTAATCTCAATAATATATTTGGTTAACTTACCAGTTTTTTCTTTTACTTTAATGTAAAAGTCTGGATAGTATCGCCTCACTTTACCATCGGGAGCACGATAAGGAATGATTACCTCTTCGCTCCCCCACTCTATTATTGAGGGGTTGTTATCACAGAATACCATGAACTTTCGTTCCCAGAGAGATCTGTAGATAACTCTAGTTGGATTGCCACGATACTTGCCAGGATTTACAGGTTTGTAAAATCCAGAGTATGCCATAAATATAATTATACCAACATAGCTTATTTAGTGTGGCAAACAGAGGCAATATAAACGATTTTTTAAACGCCGTAGGAGTTCGTGGAGGATTTTCCTTTAGTAATAGTTATCTTGTAAAGTTTAATTTTACATCAGAATCTGTAGTTCCAAGTCTTCTTGCTTCTGCTGGAGTTGATTTTTCTAATAATTCTAATGACATGATTGAATTATTATGTGATGAAGCACAGCTGCCAAACATAAATGCTTCTACTGGAACTCAAGTAGGAAGATATCTTGGTGAATCTTCTACTGAATATCCTACAAGTAAAATTTTCACAGAATTTCAATTGGGATGGATGTGTGATGCTAATATGACACAACACAAATTTCTTTCTGTTTGGTTTGATGCTATGTTCACTGAGAGTGATTATAATACTAGAACATCTTACGATAGAGTAGATACATTCCGTGGAAAAGAATATGATGATGTCATAACCAAAGACACTACAAGAAGTGTTGCAAGAAGCACTAAATTGAGATATCCTGCAGAATATGTGTGTGATATTTTAGTTGCAAAGACGGAAACTGGACCTAAATCAGCAACTCAAAGAACATCTGAAATTTATGTCATGGAAGGATGCTTTCCAAGATCTATAGATGCTGTTCCATTGTCATATGGCACCTCTCAGGTAACTAAGGTATCTGCTCAGTTTAGGTATAGAAGACACTATGTGATTTATAATGATGTCCTACCATTCAATGCACAACAAGGGACAAATAGTAAAGAGAAACGCAGGAAATCTAAAGAAGCATTGCAATTGCGAGAAAGAAATTCCGAAAATTGATTTTTCAATTCTATAAAACTGGGAAAAAATTTCCTGCTAATTTTTAGGTTAAAAAGTCGCACTAAATATAAACATGACCTGAGGTAAACATTATGGCATTGCCAAAACTTGGTATTCCAACATATGAAGTTGAAGTTCCTTCAACTGGTAAAACTATTAAATATAGACCATTTTTAGTTAAAGAAGAAAAAGTTCTTTTATTGGCACTTGAATCAAAAGATGATGATCAAGTGAAAACAGCAGTAAAAGATCTTTTGAAAAATTGCATTCAATCCAGAATAAAGATTGATAGCCTTGCTATTTTTGATTTGGAATATTTGTTTCTAAAAATCAGAGGAGCATCTATTGGAGAAACAATTGAAATGCAAGTTGTTTGTCGAGATGACAACAAAACAAAAGTAACTGCAATTATTGACATCAATTCTGTAGAAGTTGATATTCCCAAAGAAGCAAGCAATAAAATTATGCTTAGTGAAGATTCTGGTGTAATCATGAAATATCCAGGAATCGATACTTTTATTGATGTTAATTTTTTAAATTTTGACATTAATAATGAAAAAATCTTCGAAGTAATGGCAGATTCTATCGATCAAATTTTTGATGGTGAAGAGATCTATGATTCTTCAACTACAAGTAAAAAGGAGATGATTCAATTTATTGAGAATTTGACTAGAAAGCAATTTGAACAAATTGAAACATTTTTTGAAAATATTCCCAAACTTAAGTGTGAATTCAGTGCTGTAAATCCAAATACTGGTGTAAAATCTGATTATACAGTAGAAGGACTATCTAATTTTTTCGGATAGCACTCTTTCAGAATAGTCTGGAGGGGTATTACAAAACCAATTTCAATTTGATGCAATATCATAAATATAGTTTGACTGAAATTGAAAATTGGATTCCTTGGGAAAGATCAGTTTATGTTGCTTTCCTATTACAGTATTTGGAAGAACAAAAACAAGCAGCGCAGCAATAAGTGGAAAACGAAAATCTGCCAATATCCAAAAAAATGATTTCTTTTCTTTCTGGAAAAGGAAACGTTTCTATGGAATGTTTTTTAGAAAAAAAATCTCCAAAAGAATCTTTAGAAATCAAAAAATATGTTTCTGAAGGATTTTTTGAAAGTTTTAAACTATTTCAACAAAAGAATCAAAAGACATTCTTTGAAAAAATATTTGATGATTTTTTTGGAAAATTTATTAATCTTCTTACTGGTCTTGCAAGCAATTTATTAGTAAGAGCAGTTGATGCTGCTGGTAATGTTATTTACAAAATAAAAAATTTATTTACAGATGGAAAAAATATTGCTGGTATGACAGCAAAAGGTGGTGCAATTGCATCTGAGTATATGACATCTGGTTATGGAATGCGTTGGGGGAGGATGCACAATGGTGTTGATATTGCAGGTGGTCCATGGGTGCAAGGTGTTGAAATGTCTGTTATCAAACCAGGAGTTGTTGTAGATTTAGATAACCTCGCTAGTGGATGGGGAAACTTCGTCGTTATTAAACATGATGATGGATACTATAGTCTCTATGGACACATGGATTCTATTGCTGTATCAAAAGGACAAAGGATTGAAAATAAAGATGGTGCTGCAACCGTAATTGGCACTATGGGCAATACTGGTGCTTCTCAGGGAGCACACTTACACTTTGAACTTGGAACTGGTTGGAATGGTGGAGTAATTACTGGTCATATGAATCCACTACCTCACATTGATAAATTTGTTAGAGCTGGTGGTGATGTTACTGTTGAAAAACTTGAGGAAGCAGCAAAATCTGCTGCTCCAACAGGAGAATATGATATTATTATTCCTTTAGACCATGTTCCAGGAAATTTAGCTGGAAAGTTTCCAGATGATGATGCTAAGACATCATTTAAACAATCAAGAGCAACTGGTGCTGACGGAAGAGAAAGGCAAGCACAAGATCCTGCTGCAGCAAAACTAAAAGCAAAGCTAGAAGCAAAAGGATATAAAGTTGCTATAGTAAAACCAGAGTCATATTCTTCCTATGAAGCATATGATAGATATATTGAAAAACAATCTAAAAAAGGTGTTAGAATTATACCACTCCACTTTGATGCTATTCGTAGTGCTGGAGGAACAGGATTTTTAACAAGAACAAGATCAGGTGACGCTGAAGATGCTGCATTTGCTGCACCAATTCAACGAGCATTAGCAAATTTCCAAAAAAATAATAAAAATCTTGGCAATATTAGCAGTGATACACAAGATAATGCAACAGTAAATAGAGGTGCTGCATCAGCTACAGCATTAATTGAACTTGGTGTTCAAGTTGATTGGGAAAAACATTATGGAAAGAATTTTACCCAAAGTAAAAAGTTTGATGAGTTACTTCAAGGTGTAGCAGATGCTATAGAAACAGTAACACCAAAGAGAGAGCAAACTCCTCCTCCAGCACCAAGTAAACCAAGAAGAAATCGCAGAGGTAGAATAATAAGTTCTTCTACATCTGCTCCTGCTGTTACACAGACACAACAAGCACAGCAAGTTGCAAGATCTTATGATACTGATGAAACAACACAAGTTATTGCTATGGTAGCAAATAATCAACAACAACAATCAGCACCAGCAAGGTCTTCTGTAACTGTTACACCAGGAAAAAGTGAGTTAGAGCAACTTATTAATTATTCCAGTGATTACACTGCATTTAACATAAGTGCAATGGCGTAAATAAATAAAGCAGGTATAATATAGTTGAAACATTAAATGCCTTATCCTAGCGCCGCAACAGGAGATTTATCAGTATCTGTTGTCTCTAGTCTATTCAACAGAGTAAGAGCTGCTTCAATGCTTGGCGCACAGGCAAAAAAAGAAGCTTTTAAGAGATTTAAATCTGTTGGATTAACTGATAAACAAGCACAAGATGCTGTTGATCATTATAATTTTGGCGGTGCTGCGTTTAAGTCAAGATTTGGTGGTGATAGAGCAAGGAGAATTCGTGGTTTTTTCGGGAGCAAAAGACCACAAGATGATATTACTGTATCTGAGAAAGAAAGAGTTCTTAGAGGGATGGGTCTCTTTAAGAAAAAACGCAAAGGTGGTAGTCAATCTACAGATTCTGGTGCCAATTCTTCTTCTGATGGTGGCGGTGGAGGAGGTGAAGGTTCTCCTGATGGTGGTGCTGGTTCTCCTGATGGTGGTTCAGACTCATTTAGTCCTATGCAGGGGTTATTACCCCCAGCAGGTAATAATTTAGAAGAAGCACTAAAAGGTGTTGGTAGAGATGGCGAGTATCTCACCAAAGAACAAAGAATTGATCTATTTAAGAAAAATAAAGTTTCTAGAAATATTGATGATATTTTTGATAAAAACAAATCTAAATCATCAGAACCTACAGCAACTACTTCGGGTGCAATACAGAAAGCATCTACTGGTGATCTTGTAGGATCTGCTATTGAAAAATTATTTGAAGATAAAAATAAGGAACTTATTGAAGTAATTAAAGATACTGCTGATAAAGTAGATGATCATAGCGAAATTCTTGAAAAGATTGAAAGAAATACATCATTTATAGAGAAACTATTTGATTTACAAAAAGAAGCAATTGATGAATCAAAAGCAGCAGCAGAAGAAGCTGAGATTGATAAAACGAGAGATACTTCAAGTGTAGCTGGATACAAAAAATTAAAATTTGGTGGCAAGGGTGGAATACTTAGTGGCATTCCTGGTGGTGGAATGCTTGGCAATATCCTTGATTTTGGTGGAGATGCACTTGATCTATTCAATGCTAGGTATAGAAGGAGATCTCCTTTTCTTGATAGGCAAAGAGGTGCTCGCCGTAGACTAGCAAAAAGAAGAATTGGTAAGTTTTTAGGCAATCAACGTAGTAGAGCAGGAAAACTTTTTGCTGGAAAACAAAGAACTCCTATTGGAACAAGGTCTACAGGAAGATTTGTTAATAATCGACTTTATAAAACAGAAGTATCAAAATTTGCGCCAAAAAATAAAAACGTTTTACAAAAAGGTCTGCAGAGGACTAATATTGCTGGTAGAAAATTAGGACAAAGATTAGTTGGTAAAACTGCTCAAAAAGCAGGAGCAAAGGCAATTGCTAAAGGAGTTGGTAAAGGAGTAGGAAAAGCATTATTGAAGAAAATCCCTATACTTGGATTGGGTGTTGGTGCATTGCTTGCTGGTCAAAGAGCAATGGCAGGAGATTTTGTTGGCGCTGGTCTCGAATTAGCATCAGGAGCAGCATCTACTGTCCCTGGTCTTGGAACAGCAGCATCTGTTGGTATTGATGCTGCATTGATGGCAAAAGACTTTAATGATGAAAATCAGATGATGGAGGAGTCAGAATTTAATCCTGGTGGTGAATATGAATATGGTGGTATTTCTGAGGGTCCAGAAACTGCTATTTTACATGGAAAAGAAGTAGTTATTCCATTAGATACTAAAAAATCAGATAATACAAAAACTGAATCGAGTAGTTCTCCAATAATGAAATTCTTTGGTAATACTTCAGAATTCATTAAAAATATTAGTTCATATTCTACATCACCAACGACAGAGAAAACAAATAATAATTTTTCATCAACGACAGAGAAAACAAATAATAATTTTTCATCAACGACAGAGAATTTATCATCTAATTCTAAATTAGAAAATAATATATTGAAGAACTTTATTACTGAGAATAGTAACAGAGAAGTGAATAATAATATCGCTGCTGTTTATGGTGGCGCAAAAGCTGAAAAAATAAGGCAATTTATGAAGTCATTAAATGATCCGAGTGATCCTTTTTATATGGCACCTTCATCTGGTGGTCAGAGTGTTCCAAGAGGTAGAGGAATGGGTGATATTAATCCAGATGCTTTTATCAATCCGTTCAATAACAAAGTTGAGAATAAGCAAAATATTTTTGCGAAAGGAAATACCACAAACTTCTTTGATAAAGGTGTTCAAAATGTAAACATTGGAGATACAGTTAAAGCAGAAAGAGGTGCCGTTTTAGATGGTCCAGATACAGGATATGAAGTAGAACTTCATGGAACTGAAGCAATTATTCCATTAGATAATAAGTTTACTAGAGGTGAACCAACTGTTACTGAAGGTGGTGAATATGAAAAGGGAAATATAACCATAGAGCATGATGTGAAGTCTGAAGAAGAAAAAATTAAATCAAGAAATGATTCACAAGAATTTTCTATGTTAGAAAAACGTAAAGCAAAAAAAGATCTTTCTGAGGCGTTTAGCATGGGACTGGAACATTATGAAAAGAAAACTCCTGGTGGATTCTTGGGAAAACTTGGCGAAAAGATCATGGATTTTCTTAATAAATTTGGTGGTGGAGATGACGGCGGCAACAACGGTAACGGCGGCGGTGGTGGAGATGCACCAGAGGTTGATATGTCTGCTGCAGAATTGGATAATTTTACTGAACAAGAAGTATCAGATTTAGGCAGAATTGTTTCTGCAGAAGCTGGAACAGATGAAAAAGGTGGAGCACATGTTTTAAATGCAATCCTAAACAGACATCGCCAAATTAAATCTGGTAAAGCAACACCAGAATCTTGGGGTATTCAGGGTAAATCTGCTGAAGAAGTTACTATTACTGATATTATCAATGCTACAAATCAGTTCGAACCAATGCGTGATGGTTCATTTGAAAAAACAACAGAATCTCAAGGTAGACAAGCACTTGCTGCAGCAATTAAAGGTGGTGGATTAGATCCAAGAGAAATCAAGAAAAAATTAGTTGAATCTGGTATGTCTGAAGAAGATGCTTCTATTGTTGCTGTTGCAGATAGTTTTTATAATCCAACATTAAGTAGCAATAAACCATTCGCAGGTGCAAAGTCAGTCTCAACAGATAATCAACATGCATTTATGTCTTCTCCAAATGTTGGATTTAAACCAGAAGATTTGGACAAATTAGATCCAGTCACGGGAACTGCACCAGAAGAAATAACGAGTGGAGATACAGAACATCATCCAAATCAACAAATTACTAATAACTATGGTTTACAAGTTGGTGAAGAGAGAGAATTTATAACAAGTAGAGGAACAAAAGTAAAAGCGCATAAGACTACAAAAGGATTTGATTTTTATAATCCAGGAATTAATCAAAAGATTGATTTTAAAAATGGTAAGAATAGCTGGGTTGTTGATGATTTTGTTAAGACCGAGGGTGGATTGAAACCAGAAATGTTAAAACCAAAGACACAACCAGAACCACCTTCTCCTGAAAGAACTGGTTCAGCAACAGCAGAAGAAGTGGGGTTAAGTTCTTCAGCTGCGCGTGAAGCAACAACCGCAAAAACTATTGCTATGGTAATGCCACAACCACAACAAAGACCTATGCCACAACGAAGTGGACCTGATGGTGTTTCTGATGTTTCTCCAAAACCAACAGATCTTGGTTTTGATAAATTGACATATACTCAAAATTTATTTCAATTAAATAGCGTTGGGTGAGGTAAAAAATGAGCAATAACTTATCAAGAAAATTCGAATGGACCGACACAGTTTTAACTACTGTTGATGGTAAAACTATACCAATTAGAGAAAATATTTTAGAATTTGTATATAATGAAAGTATTTTCTCTCCATTTATTTGTGGAAATATTACATTCCAAGACTCCAACGACAATTTAATTGCTTCTTTGCCAATCCAAGGTGGAGAAAAAATAAAATTAAAAGTTAGAGATCCTAATGAAGAAGAGATAGAATATAATTTTGTTGTTTGGGCTATTACTGATAGAACAACAAAAGATAGAATTCAAGTTTATAATATGAAAGTAATTAGTGAAGAAGCAATTACTAATGAATCGAAAAAAATCTCTAGAGCTCTCAAGGGAAATATGGAGGAAGTTGTCAATACCATCTTGAGTGAATTGGGAAGTGAAAAACCAAGAACTATTGAGAGATCAAAATATAACATTAATTACACACCCAATAGAATATCACCATTCTCTGTTTTAAATCGAATAACTGCAAAATCAATTTCTTCCAGAGCAAATTTTAGCAGTAAGGGAACTAGAACATCCAATACACCAGATTCTATTCAAGTGAAAGGAACTGCTGGATATTTTTTCTATGAAGGAAGGAATGGTTATTTTTGTGAATCTATCGATAAAACATGTGATAGCGGATTTTCTTATGGAGGAAGACCTGTATTAGGGGAATATTATTATGATCCTAATCTACAAGATCAGGGAAAGAGAATATTATCATTTGGTTTCGATAACGAGATCAATATAATGAAAAAACTAAGATTGGGTGGATATTCATCAACAACATGCTATTATAACTTTAGTACTGGAGAATATACGGAGCAAATATGGTCATTAACTGATACATTCAAAAATATGGCAAAACTTGGGACACAAGAAAAACTTGGCAAGTATCAAGAAGAAAAAAGTAAAGAACCAACCAGAATCATGTCTATGGTTATAGATCATGAAACATGGTATAACGGTGAAGAACCAACAACTGATGGAGAAAATACAGAATATCCAGATTTTGCTACGTATTATTCAGCACAGGCAATTGGAAGACAATCAATTTTAGCAGCACAGAAAATGTATATTTCTGTTCCTGGTGATTGTCTCTTAACGGTTGGAGAAAAGATCACGGTCTATCTTCCAAACACTGTTCCAGGACAAGATCGTGACAAAAATCCATGGGATGAAGAAAACAGTGGAACATATTTAATATCAAAATTAGAACATTTTTTCAATTCATCCAATGCTCAATTAATTACCAAGTTAGAATTGATAAGAGATTCTCTTGGAATACCAGATCGATCAAGCAATGTTAAATAAATAAACCTTAGGAGGTACACTACAATGGAAAGTATTGAAAAGCATATTCAAAAGGATAAGGATATTCTTCAGAATCCTACAACTTCCCCACAGCAGCGTCGTCACATCGAACAAGAATTATACGAGTTAGAAACTTATCAGCATAATCATCCAGAAGATCATCATGATCCTACAGCTTTAGAATTGTTTTGTGAAGTTGAACCAGATGCAGATGAATGTAGAATCTATGAAGATTAAATAGTATGGAAAACAATTTGCAGTCGATCATCCCACAACATTCCATTGGATCTAGCTACAGGTGGTGGGTTGGACAAGTAGAGAAAAAAGATACAAAATATTCCAATCGTTATAAGGTTAGAATTGTTGGTAGACATTTAAAATCTGGAGACAGTTCTGTTTCTACGGATGATCTTCCATGGTCGCATACAATGCTTCCAGTTACTACTCCTTATTCTGATGGAAATACTACGGGTGCGACTGCAAATTTAGAAGTTGGTAATTGGGTAATTGGATTTTTTCTAGATGAAGATGGTCAAAGACCTATTATTATTGGATCAATTGGTCATGTTGCAAATTCAACAGAAGAAGTTCCACCAAAAGGAAATAATCAAGAAGGAGAAAAATCTTTCCAAACACAAGTCGATCGTGATCATAATCCCCCAGTTAATGCACCTGCCGATGAAAGTATAAATCCAAACAAAGCAGGACATCCTCCTGGAGTAGACGAGAGAACAGCATCTGCATTAATTTCTCGTCTTAATGCAGAAAATTCAGAAACAAATCCTGGTGGAATTAAATTTTGTGTTGAAGTAGCAGATCCAAATTGTGGTGGAGAGAAGGATCTTGGTGGTCAACTTGAAACTATTATTGGTGATATGCTCAAAGCAAACCAAGACTCTGGTGGACAACTTGGAGATTTCTTGGTAAGTAAAGCAACAGGACAGTTGTATAATTATGTTGAAGGTGCAAGAAAATATATCAATAAAGCAATTCAAGTTGTAAAAACTTTTGTTGCTCGCGTAAAGGGAGAAGTTGTTAAAAAAATTAAAGAAGGAGTTGACGAATTAGTAAAAACACTATTAAAACCAGATGTTCTTGGTGATAGCTTAAAGACGGTTAGAGAATTTGTTAATAAGTTATTAGAAAATCTTGGTTGTTCAATATCGGATATCGCAACAAGATTGAGCAGTTTTTTAACAGATTTATTATTTGACTATTTGTATCAAGTATTTCAACAGGCAGCATGTCAAGTTGATCAATTAGTCAATGGTATCATAAATGAGTTAACTTCATTACTTGATAGAGCTCTAGAAAAAGTTTTAGGTCCATTAAGTTCAATTCTTGGAGCAATTGCAGAACCAATCAATTTAATTGGTGGAGCTATCAATTCAATTTTTAAATTGCTTGGAATTTCTTGTGATGGTCCTGATCAAAAATGTGTCAAGACAACTAAAATTTGCACAGATTGTGGTGCGAATAAAAAGAAAGATTTTCTTGATAATTTATTAGATAATTTATCTAATGGTCCATTGCAGGGGGATTTTGTATGTAAGGACGCAAATTCTCCCATAGGACCAAGAAAAACTAATTTAATTTTTGTTGGTGGTTCGTATCGTTATCAGTATAAACCAGAAACTAGAGATTCTTCTAGAAGTGTATCTGAAAATGATATTGTAACATATACTATTCCGAGATCATATAGAACAAAAGAGGGTAATACAGCAACCTTTACTGTTACTAGAAGTGGAAATTTAGATCAATCATCATCAATAACATATAGAACACTTAATGGAACTGCAAAAGCAGGAACTGATTATTTTTCTAGCAGTGGAACATTGGGATTTGCTCCTGGTCAAACAGAAAGACAATTTACAACTCAAATTTTATCTGATAATATTGATGAAGGTGTTGAAGACTTTTTCATAAAATTTACAGTTGCAACTGGAGTTTATGATGCATATTTTACAAATTCTTCAACAAATACACAGTTATCAACAGTATTCATTTATCAGGACAGTAATTCTGGAGATGGAACTGTTGGAACAGAATCTGATCCATCAATTACTCCAGCAATTCCTCCTGGTTCTGGTCCTGATGATGATGACACGCCAGATCAGACAGAAACAAAAAATCCTACAGATCCAGGAAATAACCCAGACTTTCCTACTGATGAATTGCCTGTAGATGATGACGATGGTGGTGGTGGAAACAATCTATTACCATCATATGCTGTAACAGCAGATAAGGGTAGTGTTGTAGAGGGAGAAGAGATTGTATATACAATTACTACTACTAATGTTCCAAACGGAAAAATTTTAAATTATCAATTAAGTGCAGCTTCATCAGAAGATGATATTACTGCCTCTGATGTTGAGGGCGGTTTATTAGCTGGTAATTTTATCATAGAAAACAATACAGCACAAGTAAAAATTAAAATTGCTGAAGATAAAACAGTTGAACTACAAGAGACTATAAGATTCTCTATTATCAATACAACAGCTTTTGCTGATGTGCTTATTGTATCTGAAGATACAGATATTGATGGAAATGGAGAAACATACAAAGTTGAAGCAAATAGAGCAGTTGTTGGTGAGGGTGGAAGAATTATCTATAGCATAACCACAACAAATGTGGCAGAAGGAAAAATGTTATTCTACACCTTAAGTGGTGCAAATGATACTGATGATATTACAGAAGACGATATTGAGGGTGGAAATCTTACAGGAAGTTTTGTTATTGAAGATAGCAAGTCTGAAGTTATTGTAACTATTGCTGAAGACAGTGTTGATGAAAGTGCAGAAGTATTGAGATTTTCTATCGATAATACAAATGCATTTGCTGATGTCACAATCGATCCAGAAGGATCTAAGGAAGATCCAGAACCAGAACCAGATCCAGAAGATGATCCAGAAGATGATCCAGAACCAGAAGATCCCCTTCCTCCAGCACCAAGAACAACAAGAAGCTTAACTTTGGAAGTTGATAAAACTGTTGTTAAAGAAGGTGAATTTGTTAAGTTCACAATCAGAACACAAAATGTGGAGAAAGGAACTCGGTATGGATATACAATTTTTGGGGACAATATCACAAGGAGTGATTTTGTTGAATCTGAATTAACAGGTATCTTTACTATGGACGATGTAGATAATGACACTACAGTAAATCCAACCAATTCAGATAATTTCTTGGTAAGAACAATTACGATTGGTATTGCAGATGATGGAGTAATTGAAAATGATGAGGTGTTTGTTTTTGCTGTTAATGGAACTGGTCAAACTGTTGCAGTATTGATTGATTCTGATTCTGATATTAATTTAGATGATCCTGGAGATGGAGGCGGTGGTGGAACCATTATTATTGATGATGGAGATCCTACTAACCGATCAACTACTAAGAGGAAGGAGAAAAAATTTAGTGGGTTTGTTATGCCTACGTTCCCATCAAATCTAATTACAATACCAATCGATTTTGGTGGAACTCCATTAACTACTGGAGGAACTGGAGGAACACCAATTGTTGTTGGTGGATCTGGTGGAACACCATTAGTTTCTGGTGGAACTCCTGTTGTTGCTGGAGGATCAGGTGGATTCCCTATTATTTCATCTACTGGTAGACCATTAGTTGTTAATGGAGATCTTGTAAATCTTGGTGGATCTGGTGGAAAAGTTGTTTTTGTTGGTGGATCTGGTGGAACACCTGTTAGTGATGGAGATAATAATGTAACTGTTGGTGGAGATGGTGGTGATCCTATCGTAGTCAAACCAGACCCAGATGGCGAAGCAGATCCATTCGTTCCAACAATTGTTGAAGATGTATTCCCTGGTAATAATCCATCAGATCCATTAGATGATGATCCTTCTCAATCTGATTCTGGTGTAATTAATGTTGACCAACCTTCCTTCCAGGAACCTGTAGCAGGAACTCCATTTACAGATGATGATGGTAGCATCATAGATTTCCCAATAATTGATGGTGGAGGACCATATGTAGAAGCACCAACAGTATTAATCAGTGGTCAAGGATATGGAGCATCTGGTATTGCATTATTGGATGATAAGGGATCAGTTTCCGAAATTAGAATAACAAATCCTGGTAGAGGATATGTTATCAATAAAGCAAATAATAGTGGTAGAAGTTGTGTCATTGATAGCTATACGATGATTCGTCCTGGGCAAGGTTATACAGAAAAACCTAGAGTATTTGTAAATGGCGAGGAAGGCATTGCTGAAGCAGTTATTGCTAATAATCGTGTAATTTCTTTGAAGATTGTTGATAGAACAAAAGTATTTGAATCTTATCCCCAAGTAGAAATTATTGGTGGAAATGGTTTTGGTGCATTATTCATACCATCGTTTGTATGCCTAGATATAGAGGGTCTTGAACGTAGTGAATATGCCAAGATCGGAACTGGTAAATATATTGATTGTCCATGAGTTTAAACACTGCACCTAATGTAAATCCTTCTGGAAAAGGATCATTTCCCACTAATACAAACGATTCTGCCACATCGTCATTTACTGCTAATGGTTATAAGGTAACTATTACCAGACCATCTCCTGGCGTCCAATACATTACTACGTTTGATCCAAAAACAGGAGCAACTAACTGGATGGTTGTGATGGATAGTGGTGCGAATATTCGTGTCACTGAATCTGGAGATATTGCATTGATTGGTGCTAAACCAAACGCTGCAGCATGTGGTGGTAAGTTTATCCAAAAAACTCCTGGTGATGAGATTAAAAAGATTGATGGTAAATCACACACTGAGATTGGCGGTGATAAGAGCGCAGGAGACGATTCTGACGAAAGTGGTGAAGATAGTCCTGCATACTCTTTAAAGGTGTATGGAAACGCTTATGTTGAATCTCAGGGCGGTCATTTGTCTATGCGTGGAGAAAATGTTTCTATAAATGCCATTAGTGTTCTTGCTTTGAAATCTGATAAGGATATTCTACTACAAGCTGGAGAAAATGGTGGAAAAATTACCATGAATTCTGGAACTACTGAACTTAATACTGGATTTTTCAATCAAAATGTAAGTGGTGGTATATACAAGACAGTTCCATCTGGAGAAGAAACTACAACATCTCTTGATCCAAGAAGTTCTGTGAATGTTGTTTCTTCAGGAAATATTCAACACAAAATTTTAGGTGATTATAAGTTAGAAGTTGTTAGTAAAGCAAACATGAAAATCCTTGGAAAAGTTAATCCTACGGGATGGGATGACTTGAAGGCACAGCAAGAAGGATTGAAAATGTCAGTAACAACAACTGGTGCATATGCTATTGGTGTAGAAACCCCACAAGGTATTGATGTGAAGGCAGGACCGATTATTAATATTCTTGGTTCTGGAATAATTAGTGCTAAGGCTTCTGGTGTTGTCTTGGTTAAAGGAAGCGTCATTCTACTTAACTAAGTTTGTGGACGATAACAAAACTGTCACACACCCCCTTGACTTTTTGCAAAAACTATTATAAATTACAGATGCGACTAGAATAATCTAGTCCGTCATCTGCGGGTAACCATTCCGCAAGTAAATTTCGAGGAAACAATTATGTTCAAATCTGTATTCGCAGCAACTGCTGCTCTCTCCATGTCCGCTGGCGCTGCTTTTGCAGGTCCTTATGTTAACGTAGAAGCAAACTCTGGTTTTGTTGGTTCTGACTATGAAGGAACCTTTACCGAGTTCGCTGTTGGTTACGAAGGCGAAGCTGGTTCAGTTGGTTATTATGTTCAAGGCGGTCCTGCTCTAGTTTCTCCTGACGGTGCTGCTTCTGAAACCGTTTTCGCTGGTAAGGCAGGCGCTTCCGTTGCTGCTACAGAGCGTCTTGACATCTATGGCGAAGTTTCTTTCGCTACTGGTATCGACGGTGCTGACAACGGTTATGGCACAAAAGCTGGTGTTAAGTTTAAGTTCTGATAAATAATTGTGTGTCTTTCGTGCGGCACACTCTACAATCGGAACACCCTAAAGACCTCCTTCGGGGGGTCTTTTTTTATGCTTCTAAATAACAATGGTTGTAAATAAATTGATGCAAGCACTAGTTTATGGAGACGGAGGTCAAGAATCAGAAAGAGCAAAAATGGTTCTTGAGGCATGTGGTCAGGATGTAAAAGAGTTTATTCTTGGTGCTGACTTTAGTGATAGACAGTTCAGAGCTGAATTTGGATCAGAAGCAGAGTATCCTCAAGTTGCTATCGGTTTAGATCATCGTGGCAGTTTGAAAGAAACTCTAAAATACATGAGCGACAAGGGAATGTTTGGTTGAGCTTGACAAACCCCAGAAAAACCAGTAAAATAACTCTGTTGAGGATAAGACACCATGACTTTAAAGACTTTTAAGAAGATTGATAAGAAAGGACATGAAGAGATCTGGGAGTGGGAAGAGACCCCAGAGCTTCGAGCATTTATCAAGAAGCAGTCACTAACAAAACTGTCCATACCTCCCACAAGACCTACATAATATGGTATAATAAGCAGGTATTGAGGCAGACAGATGACCACGCCAAACTGGCAACATCACTCCAAGAAAGACCAGAAGCGTCATCTGAAACCTCAAGCCTTGCGTCAGGCAAAGAAACGTGCTAAGATGCTAAAGAAGAAGTTACTTACGCTCGCTTAGCAATCTGGAGAATGCAGCAAACTCATAATTTGCCTAAGGAGAGTTCGATCCTCTCAGCGAGCACCTATGCGAGTATGGCGGAATCGGTAGACGCACCAGACTTAAAATCTGTTGACCATCGCGGTCGTGGGAGTTCAAGTCTCCCTACTCGCACTTCCTGTTAAATAGTAACAGGAAACACAATAAGTAAATGGCAAATTTTCAATATACAATTAGCAAAAAACATGTGTTTGTTGACAACGAACCTGTGTTGATGTATTATATTGAAAATATTCCATTTGCCTTTGATGTTCTAGAAAAAGAGGACAAAGAAAATAAATGGATTTTAGCAGAAGCAGCAATAAATCAAGAATATACACTTGAACAAATTTTCAATTTTTCTGATTATTTGATTGCTGAAGAATGCCATCCAGTGTTGTTTGAATTAGATCTCATTAATCCTGAAGTATTGCCCGATGAACAAGTTTCTTGACTATTTAATTGGTGAGTTTCATAACAAACGACAAGCATTTTCTCATCCTACTCGTTATGCTTATATAAGAGTATTACATCGAAAAATTTCCGATGATCTTATCTATGGTGAACAAGCATATGCTTTTAATGATGTAAGACCTTACAGACAGTTTGTTTTAAAGCCAGTTCAGGAAGATAACAAAATAAGAGTTATTAATTATGAATTGGAAAATCCATATCCTTTTGTGAAAGGAAAAAACCTTGATCAAATTTCTGAAAAAGACTTGATTTTCAGATCAGGATGTGATACAATCTTTACTGAAAAGGACGATGTGTTCTATGGTGAGGTTGAAGGTTGTGAATGCTTTGTTGAATGGCGTGGAAAACAAACTTATGTTAAAAACAAAGCAGAACTTGGTCTTAATTACTATAATGTAATCGATCAAGGATTTGCAGTTGGAACAGAAGACAGAGTTTGGGGTTCAGAACATGGATACTTTCAATTCATGAAACATTAATGCCCTTGTAGCATAATGGTAATGCAGCGCACTTGTAATGCGAAGAGTGTTGGTTCAAATCCGATCGGGGGCTCTTGATAGGCATTGTCTATCATACGGATCGGGATCATCATATCCGATCCACCTTGGGGAATTAGCTCAGTTGGTAGAGCGCCGCTTTTGCACGGCGGAAGTCAGGAGTTCGAGTCTCCTATTCTCCATAACGGGATGGCGACACCCGTGCTCACATTTCCGAGAGAAAAAAGAATCGGAGCAACAACCCATGTGAGAGAGAGGTGGGATCCCTCTCGAGCCCCGCTGCTGGACGCAGCAGCGGTATTTTCATTCCTCTGTAGCTCAGCGGTAGAGCCATCGACTGTTAATCGATTGGTCCCAGGTTCGAATCCTGGCGGGGGAGTTTTGAAATAATAATATGTATAGAACAACGTATAGAGAGCAATTCAGTTACATCTATCTGTGTATTAAAGAAATAACAAAAATTGCCGTATTTAATGCTATAAATACCCTGAGATAAGAAAATATAAGGGTTCCAGTAATTATGGCTCTAACCAGACTTGATAATCTGTATTCAAGTAAAACAGGTAAGTATCTATATGTTTCACCTGATGACTTCAATGCAACCGATGCCTTAGATAATAGAGGAAATTCTCCTCTGCGTCCTTTTAAAACAATTCAAAGGGCATTTATTGAAGTTTCTAGATACTCATATATTCCTGGTGCTGGTAAGGTAGATAGATTTGACCAGTTCAGCATCATGTTGATGCCTGGAAATCACTACATTGATAATCGTCCTGGATTAATTGACACAACTCAATCTCCAGTATTTTCATTTAATTCAACACTTAATGAGTGGACAGATAACTCAAAATTAGATCTTTCTGATCCTGACAACGTTCTCCATAAGTTTAATGCTGCATCTGGTGGTGCTATTGTTCCTAGGGGTTGTTCACTTATTGGTTATGACCTTCGTAGAACAATTGTTCGACCTCTATATGTTCCAGATCCAGTAGATCAGGAAGTTGGTAGAACATCTATTTTTAATCTAACTGGCGGATGTTATCTCTGGCAGTTCACTATTAAAGATGGTGACACATTAGAAACATCTCCTCTTTATAATTCTGCTGAAGGAGTTGCTAAGGTTTATTCACAACCAGATGGTCATGGACTATATGTTCCTGAATATTCCCACCATAAAATCTGCATTATGGAATATGCAGAGAATTCTGATTTGGATCTTTACTATGATAAAATTGGTAAAGCATTCTCTGAATTCCAACCAACAATTGATGATGAAGGAGAACTCGATCCTCTAGTTCAAGAGAACAGAATTGTTGGTCCTCTATCTGATAGTAGAAGTATCGATAGCTTAAAGATTGAAGATGTTGGTGGTTCTCGCGCAAAAGTTACAATTACCACTAAAATTGAGCATGGATATTTTGAAGGACAGTTTGTTGCAGTCTTAAATACTGGACTTGATGATGAACTAAACGGAACTTTTAAAATTTCACTAAGTGGAATTAGTAATCCAAAAGTATTCACCTATTTTGTTGATACTGTATCTGCTGCTATTGGACTAACTTCTGGCAGTACTTACACTACTTCTACTGTTCCTGATACATTAGGTGCTAATGCTATTACACTTGCAGAGATTGACTCTGTTGAATCTGCTTCTCCATATGTCTTTAACTGCTCGATCCGCTCTACATGGGGTCAGTGTGGTATGTGGGCGGATGGATCTAAGGCAACTGGATTCCGTTCAATGGTTGTGGCTCAGTATACTGGAGTTTCACTTCAAAAAGATGATCGTGCCTTCATTCGCTATGATAGATTTACAAATACTTGGAATGAAGCATCACTAGTAGATGCATTTGCTACAGTTCCTTATCACACCAAGGGTGATGCATACTGGAAGGATGACTGGAGAAACTTCCACATTCGTGCTTCAGACGATGCATTTATTCAGTGTGTTTCTGTCTTCGCTGTTGGATTCTTTGACCACTTCTTGATGGAGTCAGGTGGTGACATGTCGATCACCAACTCTAACTCTAACTTCGGAAATACATCACTTCATGCGATTGGTTATAAAGGATTTTCTTTCAACCAAGATAAAGGTGGATATATTACTGATATTATTCCACCAAAAATTCTTAATACTAATAGAGCAGCTTCTGAGAGAGTTCAATATTATGTTTTTGATATTCCAAGTTCTAATGCACTGGATAACAATACTAGACTTTATCTTGGATCTAGTAATGAAAATCCAGAGCAACGTCCAGCAGCAACAATTGGTGGATTCCGTATTGGTGCAAGAAGAGAAGAAAGAATTTATGCTAATCTAGAACCTGCAGTTCCTGCAGGACCAACTGAATTTAATTCTATTCTAAATCCTAGTGGTTTCAAGAGATATTCCACTTCGTTAAGTATCGTTAATCCTGTAACGATTGGTAACTTTGTAGATAACTTTGCACAAGATTCTGCTAACCAAATCAATAATAACAGGGAATTCATTCAGAGCGAGACGTTTAATTATATCTTAGAAAGATATCCATATTTGAATCCAGAAGATCCATCATTTACTGGAACTATTGATATCAATAAGTGCAGAAGAGACGTTGGATATTTTGTAGATGCTGTCGTAAAAGATTTAAGACTCACTTTAGATACTAGCGCAATCCCAACTGATTATTCTGCTACATCAAATATTAATGTTATTCAAGCAGCAGAAGGATATTATGTTGGTGGTCAGTTAGATTATATTGAAAATGAACTAACAGAAACTTTAGAAGCACTTGATTATGTAAAAAATCTTGCTATCGCAGCAATGCGAAATTGGGATTATTTGATTGGACCAGTTGGCGGAACAGGTGGTTGTAATATTCAAGGTGGAAGTTCTGTTGTCAATGTTGGTGATACTACTGGATTAGTTCTTGGTATGACTGTTGCTGAATATGCACAGACAGACTTTACTGATAACAGATTAAATGCTGGAGCTAATCCAATCACTACCAGAATTCCTGCTGGTGCATTTATTAGTGAAATTATTGATGATCAGAACATCAGACTATCAACAAATGTAGGTAATATTGTTGCTGGTGGAACAAATACAAATGCATATTTGTATTTTGTAATGGAATCTTCTTACTATCCTGAAAATACCATTACTCCAATTGCTGACTACACTATTACTCAAGATACTGCATATCCAGAGTGTGGAAATATTTCATTCTTACTACAAAGTTACTTTGTTGATATTGCATCTATTCTTTCAAATGGACTAACGAATAATGGTGTTGAAAGAAGAGAATCTGCAGTTAATACTGCTGATCTTGCAGAAAGAACTACGCTATTTACCGTAAATACTGGTGGTGGATCATCAAATCCACATAGATTTGAGACAGGAACTCCTGTAAGACTTGTTCCAAGAGCAAAAGAAGGAACAAATCCTGACAAGAGATTAATTAGACTTCCTAATGGATTTAATCCAAATCAGAAATACTATGTAATTGCTCCTGGAAGAAAAACATTTCCATTCGATTATTCAAATACTGCTGAATTTGATGGATCAGATCAAACAGTATTGATGCTTGCTACTAGCTTGGAAAATGCTACTGCAGGTATATACATTTATTCTTCTGAAACTGATACTATCGATACTGATGTTGAAATCGATCTATATCAATATGTTCTTGATGGAACGTATGATCTACACAAATATACTTGTAATATAGCATCTGCTGGTGTTATTGAAACTGATGTTTCTCACGTATTTGATCTACCCAAGAATGGTTCTGAACCACATAAAGTATTCTTTAGAGCAGCATCTGACATTGAAGGTTCTTCATTACCATCTATTTCTGGTGAAGGAACTATTGATCCTAATAGAATTTTCTTTGCTAAGTATGAAAAGGATACCGCATCAATTCCACAGAAGAAGTTTACAATTTTCCCAACTTTCGATGATGCTATCAATGATGATAATCAAATTATTTTCCAGACAGGGACAGGATCAAACTTCTATGTTTTCTCTGATAAAAGAGAGTCTCCATTAAGATTTGATCCAGAATCTGGACCAGTAGGTAGTTGGTATTTGAATGTTCTTGATGAATCTAGTGGTAATTCACCAAGAACAGATTCTATTTTGTATAGATTCCATCAACCAGATTATGATGATGCTTCTGGTAAGCAGAAAACTAATGATACTTTCTATGAAAGAATTCTAGATCCAAGAGAGAAAGAAGATAGAGTATATCGTTTAAGATATTTCATTCCACAGTATCTTTCTAATGTTCGTGATCCATTGAATGGTTTTGTTATTAAGATCAGAACTGATGAAACTAGAAGACTTGTGCCACAGAAATTGGTTCTAAAACCAGTTGGCGCAGCACCTTCATTCTGTGAACTAAGAAATCCAGCTCCTGGTAAGAGTGATGAGATTCTTGGAAAGAGATCTGATGAATACGTAGCAGATAATGTCATTCCTTCATATGATCCATATGTAAATCCAGTCGTAATTGAAACTGAATCGAAGATTGCATTTAGTGTTCAGAGTGCTCAGAAGACAAATATTGGTGGAACTGATTATCTAGAAATCACAGCTATTGATCATACTACAATTAATCAAAATCTTAAGGGCAAACTTTTCTATGCTCTTAAGATTACTGAACCACAAGGTGGAACATTTATCGAAAGCACTTCATTATCAAATTCCACCAATGAAATTACTTGGACTGGTAATTGCTCTGGTGTTGGTTATGTCCAAAAAGTTATCACTAATGTAGTTGATGCACAAACAACAGAATACTACATGATCCTTAAGGATATTACTGGAACATTAGAATTTAGTCCTTTCAATACCACTACATTCTCTCAGCAAGGTGGAGCAGTAACAACTACACTTGCAGCAAAACCAGATAGTATTGGTGATCCTGATGGAAGAAGTAAGTCATTAAGGGATGATTATCTGTATGCTATTCCAAAAGCTGGAGTATATACTGCCGTTCCTGGTGATAAAATTACAGTTGCAACACAAGGTGGTAATGTTCAGTATATTATCAGCAGTGTTGAAGATGTAAAGGATATTGAAGATACTTTCTATATCTTTGATATTGATGAACTACAAGAAAGAATTACAGGTCAGCAAGATGGTGTCTATTATCTAACATGTGTTCGTGGTAATCTATCACCATTCCCACAAGGTCCTGGAATTGGTAATAATTTCCGTAATTTTAAATTCTCTCAACCAATTTCTCAGCTATATCCATTAAGTTATAAGAATGATCCTTTATGGTTTAAAGCTTTAGAACCAAATGCTGTTGATCCTCCAGCAACTGTTTCTGCTGCTGATAACTATGTTCATGGTCTTGTTACTGTCAATGATAATAAGAATAGTGAAACTAAAGAATCCACTATTGACTTTTTAGGAAATCTTGGTGATATTGATAATTATGAAACGAGTGGAATTGAATTTAACTTAATCAAAGGTCAAACTGGTAATGCAACTTCTGGAGCTGAAGATAGAAAAATTCCTATCTTTGGCACAAAGGATACGCCATCTGCCAATAAATTGTATGTTGAACTTCGTCGTCCTTCAATTGCAAGATCTGGTAACCACACATTTGAATACCTTGGTTTCGGTCCTGGTAACTACTCAACTGGTTTCCCACTTCGCCAAGAAGTTGTCCTTACAGATAAGCAAGACTTCTATGCACAGTCGAAGAAAGAAGATGGTGGTATTGTCTTCTATACGGGTCTAAACTCTAATGGTGACCTCTACATTGGTAACCGTAAGATCAACGCTATTACAGGCGAAGAGACGTTCCTTGAAGCGGCAGTTCTTGCAGAGTCTGAGGATGACAATGATGATATTGGAACAATTGTAACAACATTTGATACTGCTGTTACTTTTAATGAAAAAATTACTGTCAATGGAAAATCATTCTTTAATGATGAGGTTGAAATTAATGTTGACCCAACAGATGGTGAATCATTAAGAATTTTCAGTAAGATTACTTCTGGTGATGATGTAACTCTTTCAAGAGCATCATTTGCAAACCCAGATAATGGTGATATTGTTCTGCATAAAAACAGAATTGATGCTGCTGTCTATTCATTTAACCCAAGAGGAAATGCAGGTTTCCCTGGACAAAATTATACAATTAGAACTCATACTTTTGGAACAACTCCAACAAATAAAACACCAGATCAAGGTGCAACATTTGGAAATGATCAAATTGTATTCTATGGAACAACATTGCCTTCTACGGGAGACATTGTTATTAAAGGTGGTGAAGTAGGAAGATCTGGATCACTTGGATGGATTTATGCAAACGTCTTTACTAATGTAAATCCTTCTAACATTGCAACTGTAACGACAGATGGCACAAATATTGTTAGACTTACTTGGGAGTCTGGTCTTCTTAACGTTAACATTGGATCAGAGGGTATTAAGTTAAATTCAACGTTGAGAATTCAGGGTAGTAATATTACTGCTTTGAATGGAACATGGCCAGTTCTTAGCTCATCTTTCACTTCTACTTCTGGATTTGTTGATATTATAGTTCAAAATACTGTTACTAATGATGTTACACTATGGCCAGTTGGAGCAACATTAGAAGTTGCAGAGTCTCGTTGGAAAGAAACTGGTGTTATTGGTGCTGAAACATTAAGAACTGACACGGCAACAATTGGTGACTATAAATTGGGTATCAATACAGTTGCCCGTGCAGTCCATGCTGCATATAATACTGCATTTGTAAGTAACGAGACAGATCCAAGAGCAAACTTGGATGTTGTTGGTAATGTCTTTATTAGTGGTAAGAGAATCTTAGACTACACTAATCCTAGCAATGCTGGATTTGCTAAGACTGAAACTGCTGATGATAATGCATTGTTAGTTGGTGGATATTCCGAGAATCCAGACAATGCTGCAACATTCCGTGTCATGACAACTAATGGCGGAAGAGTTGGTATTAACACTCAGGTAGATAATACTTCTATAACAAATCTAGATAGAACTTTTGTTATTATTGGTAATGCAAGAGTAACTGAAAACTACCAGTTTGGATCTGATATTAGTCTTGATGGTCCTGGAGGTTCGGGAATAGTTTCAATTGATACTCAAATCACTACTGGAACAATTAATGTTCTCAATGACACTACTTTTGTTGGAACTCTTACATTAGCTAATTATCCAGAAACTGTTGAAGCATTTGCAAGAGCAACAGATCTTGAAATTGCAAATGAAACTACTCAACTTGATTTAAAAATTGCAAATTCTGCTACTAATTTAGATTTTGATTTTGCAACTGGAACTGATGTTGCTGATGTTGATATCTTATCAAATGCTAGTGAGGCATTACTTGATATTGCAGGAAGCACTAATAACTTGCAAGTTAATATTGGCAATCCAAGCACATCTGCATCAAATGTTCAAGTATTCTCTATTGGTGGTGGATTCCTTGGTAGTTCCTCCAGTAGTTTGTTTATTGCAAAAACAAATCAGTCTTCTTTCTGGGGAGATGTTGGTCTTGGCGTAAACAAATCAATTTCTGATACTTTAAACATTACAACACAAGCTGGAACTGTTAACTTCCTTTCTAATTCTGGTGTTGCTGCTGAAGTTGATATTGCTGCAAATGCATCATTGCTATTACTTGCTGGACAGGGTGGTCTAACAAATGTTAGAAATAGTTTACAAGTTGATGCAACTGCTGAAGTAAGAGGAAATCTCTTCCATAATGGCGGAACATCGTCATTTAACTTTGATGGTGATAGAGCACAGTTAGGAACTACGATTAGTTCACATACTGGACAAATTAATGCTCCGTTGGATAAAAATGTTGACTTTGCTAGATTTAGACCAGGATTTGATATTGCACTAGATACTGCTGGTTTTGGAACATGGGGAGGCACGTTATTCCAGAACTCTGTTGTTGGTATTAATGACGATTTAGGTAATCCATTAGGTTTATTATCTGGTAATCAGTATTATCTACCACTAAGAGAATCGCCAAATGCATCAATCAATACATCATTACTTGAATCATGGGCTGAGGGTGATGATTTTATTATCACATCTCCAGAAGGTGTTGGAACACACCCAGAAGTATTGAAGATTGCTATTGGTGGTCTAGTCAAAGTAAACTCTGCACCATATTATGTAATTGTTGAGAGATATCCATATGGAACTTTCTTGCCAATTAACGCAAATCACCCAGATGAAACTTTAATTAGAAAAGTTAATGTTTCTCTTGATGCTGCTTGGTTAACAGAACCAGCTGATGGTGAGGGTGCATCTGATATATTCAAACTTGCAGAATTTGGTGGTGGATTGGAAGTTGGTGATTACCTCTTCCTATCTAGAACTGTTGATGGAACTTCTGGTGAAGCAGTAAAAGTTACTGCTTCTACTGGTGCATTTACAAAAACATTCCGAGTTGAAGATGGTGCTGGAGATATAACATTTGTTGTTGATTCTGTTACTGGTCAAACTACTATTAGTAATAGTGTTGAAAATGCTGGTTTAGTTGGATTTGGACCATTCTTATTCACTGGAACTTGTGCATTACCTGCTGATGAAAGACAATTTACTTTGAGTAATGGAACTATTGACACATTCAATGTTGATATGTGTGATGGTGAAGTCCTTATTAATCAAGGAACTATTGATACAGATGTGCATGTATTCAATGCATCAACTACGTGGAATAATGTAGCGATTGATTTTAATGCGATTGAACTTGAAGTTACTGACACATTCTCTGGCGCAGATTCTAACTTGGTAAGAATTTCTGTAGATGGTATTGATCAATTTGTTATCAAGAAAAATGGTGATACCATTATCGATGGATCTCTAACTACTGAGAATTTTGTTACAAATCCAGGAGATGGAACTACATTTAATGATGATGTTTTAATTCTTGGTGATCTGGAAGTACGTGGAGAAACACTATTAAAAGATGCTCTTACTGTTGAAGGTTTGTTTACTGTTACAGGTAATTTGCAGTTTGGTGGATCTCTACTTCTAGGTGATGACTTTGAGATTAGAGATACTTTATCTGGAGATACTTATTTCTTTGTTGATGCTCAGACTGGAAGCACAGTCATTGGTGACTTAGCATCAGGAAGTGGATCACTAATTGTCAGGAATGATGTTGAGGTTGGAGATAACTTAACAGTTGCATCTAATGCAACAATAACTGGTGATCTACAAGTAGATGGTGGTGATATAATCTCTAATGCAGTAACATTCAATCTACTTACTACAACAGTTAATGATTTAAATATTGGTCTTGTTGCTGATGATATTGTAATTGGTTCTGATGTAGCTGGTTCTACAACTACGATTAGAACTGAAAATGTAACGCTAAACGGTAGTCTTAGAGTTGACGTTGATCTTGATGTTAATGGAACTAGTATTTTCCGTGGAGATACTGACATTCGTGGTAGTCTTGATCTAACCGATGACTTAAGAATTACTGATGGTGTTGGTGGTCTTACTTTCTTCTTAGTCGATGC